GCCGCTACCGCCCTGCGCCCCTGCTCCAGTGCAATGTACGGTTCACTGCCGATCCCGCCGAACGGCGAAAACACAACGTCACCGGGGTTTGTCCAAAGCTGCACCGCGCGTCTGATAACTTCCAGCTGCAACGGACAGATATGCTTTTCGTCCTTGTCCTCGCGTGCCAGTCGCGCGTTAAGTACGTCGGTTCTGCGAATATCAAACCACACTGGGCTTGCGTATCTCTGCCACATCGGCAGATCAAACACCTGCCGAACGTCTGCACCGTCGTTTTCCGCGTCCTCTGCCGTCTTGTAGTGCCGCACCGGTTCCGGGTTCTTGCCGTCGTCCTTCCACTTGCGGAACAGCACGAGGTACTCCGGCATACCAATACCCGTCAGACTCGCATCGCGCTGAAGCTGGCAGTAAAGCAGTCTCTGCGTCTTGGTTTTCTGCATCTCCAGTACCGGGTCAGTCCAGATGACAACCTCACTGTGGTACTGAAATCCCGCCTTTTCAAAGTGCCGGATGATGTCGCCTCGGAAATCATACCAGCCGCTTGCGCCGTGGCTGGACTTGTACCGTGCAAGCTGCTTGCAGTGTACCGCGCAAATGCGGCCATTCATCAGCACCCGGTACAGCTCTGGAATGAGATAGTCGAACTGCTCGAAGAACTCGTCCTCGTTCTTGCAGTTGCCCATATCCCGCAGATCGTCCGAATAGATGTACAGGTTTGCAAACGGCGGGCTGAAAATTTCAAAGTGAACACTCTCGTCCGGCATCTGCCGTGCCACCTCTACACAGTCTCCGTTGTAAAGTGCGTAGCGCTCATTCATTACTTCCTGCATTACACTGCCTCCTTAATCCATGCCGGGAACTTGAACTCGTCTTTTTTCAAATCGAGCACAAACTCACGTCCTCGCACAGCTTCCGTCTGAAATTCCCGCATAGCCTGCGCCATGCTCACGGTCATCTCTTGTTTCTGCTGCGCCTTGCGTTCAATCGCGTCCAGTATCTCCTTCTCTCCCTCTCCGATCACGCGCCATACGTTTACTTCTTTATCCTGACCGAAACGGTAAAACCGTCTTACTGCCTGATAGTAGCTCTCATAGCTGTAATCCAGTCCGCAGAACACCGCGTTGCGGCAGTTCTGGAAGTTCAGGCCAAAACCGAAGATGGACGGTTTGGAGATTAAAACGCGGTATTTCCCGTCGATGAAATCCACCGCCGCACGTTCCTTTGCGTCCGCCTTGTCGCTTCCGCGTATCTCAACCGCGCCGGGAATCGCCTTTTTCAGCTCGTCCGCTTCCTCATTCTGAAAACACCACACGACGAACTGCTCATCCGACCCGCCGACGATCTCAGCACATCGCTGTACGCGCTCCGCAAGGCTCTTTTTCTTTGCCGCGTGAAATCCCTTGACGGACAAATCCAGCTTTTCCGTCAGCGCAAGCAAGCTCTGTTCGGTCTGCACGACTTCGTTTTTCTCGCGCAGCTCTGGCAGAACATACCCAGTATCATCAAACCCAATGTCCTTTGGGCTGGAAATGCACACTGCCCAGCTCGCCACCCAGCGCCAGAAATCGTGCTCTGCGTGTCCTTTCAGCCGATAGTGTCCGCTGTTTCTCTGGTCTGCCACAAACCAGCAGGAAAGCGCCTCGCTTGAACGCATGATGCCGAGAAATTCCGCGTGGTTCAGCAGCTCCATTAGGTCGTTAGGTGCAGGCGTAGCCGTGCAGGCCAGCTTGAACGGTGTATCGCGGAACGCTCCTATAATCTGCCGTTTGGTTTTTCCCATGTAGCTTTTTAAAATCGAGCTTTCGTCTAACACCACAGCACCGAACTTTGACGTGTCGAACTTGTCCAGTTTTTCATAGTTTGTGATATTCACGCCCGGCGCAATATCCGCATCCATCTCCGCCAAAGTCACCGGCACGCCGAACTTCTCGCCCTCGCGCACGGTCTGCCGCGACACCGCCAGCGGCGCCAGAATCAACGTCGGCCTGCCGGTCTTTTGTGCGGTTTCCTGTGCCCATGCAAGCTGCTGTGCCGTCTTGCCAAGCCCGCAATCCTCGAATAGTGCCGCGCTCCCGGTCTTGCACGCCCAGTCCGTCACATATCTCTGCCACTCAAACAGATTTTCGTGCTTCTCCTGCATGTCAAATCCGCTTTTCGGTCTGCTTTTCAGCTTGCCCTTCAAAAAGTCCTCATACTTCATCCGTTTCATCCGCTCCCAAAATCTCAACCACAATCCTCGGATTCTTCGCATCCACCTCAAAGTGATCTTCAAACCCTCGGATATTCTTCCATCCGTCGTTCGACAAATACCTCGCTTTCACCAGCGCATCCTGAATAACCTTGCGCCCAAACGCGCAGATATTATCCTTGTCCCGTCGCCGGTCTTTTTCATACCACCGGTAAATCATATACACCGGCTCCTCAAATTCCACGTTTCCAAGCTGTCTTGCCGCGTGCATCACAACGGTTTCGCACTTCTTTTTCAGTTGTGCGCCTAAGTACCGGTTGCGCCGTTCCGCCTCGATCAGCTCATTCAGTCCCGGCAGCGGACCTTTTATCACGAATTTCAACTGTACCTCCAGTCTGCAGCCGAGAACTTTCCGCTTGCAAGGTGCATCATCATGTCGATCTCACCCGTTCCCGCGTGCCTGTTCTTTGCTACGTTCACCTTTACCTGTACGCTCTCAGATTTCTCGTCCTCGTCGTACATATCCGGCCGGTGCAGCAGAATCACACAGTCCGCATCCTGTTCGATTGCACCGCTGTCTCGCAGGTCTGACAGCATCGGCTTTTTGTCCGCTCTGGTCTCCGTCCCTCGGTTGAGCTGTGCCAGACAAAGCACCGGCACGCCCAGCGTCCGCGCCAGCACTTTCAGTTCACCGGAAATCTCGGTGATTTGCTCGTACCGACTCCGCAGCCGCATATTCGGCTTAATCAGCTGTAAGTAGTCGATGACCACAAGCCGCAGGTTTTTCACCTTGCGTGCCATCGTTCGGATTTCGCTTACACCGCAGCGCAACGTCTTGTTAAGGTAGAGTGGATTATCATATATCCGTTTCATAGCAATACACGCCAGTTCCACTTCTTCCTTTGTCGCGCCGCCCAGTAAAAACTTGCTCGCCGGAATCTTGCAAATCCGGCTCACACGTCTTGCGGTCAGCTGCACCGAATCCATTTCCAGTGAGATAAACAGCACACCGCCCTGCTTTGCTACGTTGTCCGCAATCTGTAAGCTGATTGCCGTCTTGCCGCAGCCGGGTCTTGCCGCCAGTACATACAGTCCGCAGTTGAGCATACCGCCGCCGAGAATCCGGTCCAAGTCCTCAAATCCGGTCTGCACGGAAACCGCGCCGCTGTCCAGCCTGTCCCAAAATTCCAGTGCAGCGTTCTCGCCGCTGATCAGCTCGCCTTCCGCGTGCTCTGCCAGCTTTGCAAGCTGCTGTGTCATTCCGTCTATCACCTCGGACGGGTCCGCATTTGCAATAATATCCGTATCTGCCGCACTCAGTACCTCGCGGATACCGCGCCGCAGCGCAGCCTTGCGTACCTCTGCGATATGCGGTTCAAGGTCTGCGTTCCCGCTCGGTGCGATCTCCATCAACTCGTAAAAGTACGAGCGTACCACGCCGCTTTCGTTTGCCGCCTTTGCCGGGTCTACGTCCTCGCCTCGGTTGTCGATCCGCTGCATCGCCTCAAAGATTTCACGGTTCGCTTCAACCGTGAAGTCCTCCGGCTTTAATTCTTCCAGCAATCGCCGTGCCGTCTGCGGGTTTGTAATCGCCGCACCGATCAGCAGGTTTTCGCTGGTTATGATATCAGTCATACACCTTCACTCCGTTCACCATCCGGTACTTTGGTTTTTCCGGTCTGGTCTCCGTGATTCTGTCCCAAATAATCCCGCGCCAGTTGTTTGCCATACTCAGCCGGATAACCTCAGCTACCGCCTGTTCTCCATGCCGCTTTACGCGGTTTTCAATCTCGGTCAACAGAGACTTCAAGCCGGTTGACTTGTACGCCTCTCTGCGTTCCTTCTTGTAGTTCAGCCAGTCCCGCACCGCAGATCGTACCGGCTCGTTAAAACGTTCCGTCTGGTCGGGTTCCTTCGGCTTGTCCGCTTTCGGCTTCGCCGGGCATTTTGCCGGTGTCGGCATTTCATCCGGTGCGCTCTGGTACTCGTCATACTTTGCAACCGTAACGATGGTGTAATGCCGATTGGTCTTTACCGTAATCTCGCCGGTGCTTTTCAGCTTGTCAAGCGCCGTCCGCACCTGCTTCACAGTAAGCCCGCTTTCCGCCGAGAGTGCCGTATAGCTTGTCACAAACGCGCCTCTGGGTATCTCTATACCCTTCCATGCACAAGCCTTGTAATTAGCCCGCAGCAGGACGTGTAACCATAACTTGCAGGTGGGGAGGTCTGTATACCATCCCCACTCCAGCATCCCGCGGTGCAGCTTAATGTGCCCGTTCATCGTTCCTCACCTTGTCTTAAAACGGCGGCTCGTCATCGTCCGCCTCATCGGTCGGAATAAAGTCGCTTGTCTGTCGGCCGCTGTTCTCGCGGTTCTTCTTCGTCTCGCCGAAGGAAACTTCCTCGCAGTTCAGCTCAATCGCCGTGCGGTTGTTGCCGTTCTGGTCTTGCCACTTGCGGGACTGGATACGGCCAACAACGATTGCCATCATCCCCTTCGAGAACCACTGTGCAACGAATTCTGCCTGCTTGTTCCATGCAACGCAGTCGATAAAGTCTGTCTGCTTCTCGCCGTTCGCGTCCTTGCGGTCTCGGTCAATCGCCATCGTGAACGAACAAACCGCCGTTCCGCTCTGTGTGTGTCTCAGCTCCGGGTCACGCGTCAGCCGACCCATTAAAATTCCCTTATTCAGCATTTGCAAATCTCCTTCGTGATGTACGATTTCAGTTCTTCCGGCGTGTAATACACCCGAGCGCCGATACGCACGCAGCGGATATAACCCGCCTTGCGGATTTCGTCCAGTGTGTCCACGCTGATGTTCAGCGCATCCGCCGCTTCCTTGCGTGTAAGCAGTAATTTTTCCATTATCGTCCCGTTTCCTTTCTGTACTTCTGTTTTTCCTCGTCCCACAGCGGATACATGCTTTGCAGGTACTCCCGCATTTCCCGCTTGATTTCCTTGCCGTCACCCTGATCCATTTCCCGGTGACAGTCCGGGCACAGCATCACAAGATTTGTCGGAATCCCCATGCCGCCGCGTGCCCGGCTGACGTAATGCGCCGCCTGCAGCACGCCACCCTTCCCGCAGTGACGGCAAATACCGCCGTCCCGGCCGTAGCATTCCTTCCAAACCGCCGGACTAATGCCGGTAAACCGTGTCTGTCTCCTCATACCCCGCGCTCCTCCGGCTTCCACTTACTCAGCCAGCCGATCACCGTGCTTTCCGGTTCGGTCTCAATGCCCTGCTCCTTGCAGTCCTGCACGATCAGGTTGATAAGCCGTCCCATCTGTAACGTGTTGTAGGTGGATGAGCCGTAGTAACACAGCAGATAACCACCATTGCAATCCTGCGTCACCCATCCGAGACCTTGCTTGCTCCACAGGTCAGCGATAAAGTCTCTCTGCTGACCGTTGACATACGGCACCAGTCGGTAATTCTCCCCGATTTCCGGGATGTACTGTCGATAGACTTCTTCCCGCTTGATTCCCAGCTTTGCAGCCAGTTTTGACATGCAAGCCCACGCATAAGCGTTTGCCCGCCCGGAACGCTTGTCGTACTTCTTCTTGACCTCGGCAGTATAGGTCTTGCCCTCTTTGAGCTGCTCGCACTCCACCCGCGCCATAGGCGCGTTCTTGACGTGCAGGCAAAGCCAGTTGCCGAGATCGTTATGCACTACATGTGCACGGTCAAACTCATGCGTCATTGCTCATCGCCTCAATCTGTTTCAGCTTGTCGTTCAACTCGATCAACGCGGCGTTCATCTTCACAATGTCGCCTGCGTCCTGCTTGTACTGCTCGTTCCAAACCTGCTGTGCGATGGTCTTGTCTCCGCTGATCTTCACCAGCAGTTTCTTGACCTCGTTCGCCTTAGCCGTAGCCGCCGCGATCTTGGGTTCTTCCTTGTGCTTCTCGCCGGTGGTCTGCTCGTGGTATGCGTCCGTGTCCGCGTCCTTGGTGTCGTCGATCAGGAATAATCCGTTCAGCGCATACTTGCGTGCATAGCTGCTTGCCGTGCCGGTGATCTGACTTTCGCTCATGCCTGCACGTTCCTTGTCCTCACGAGCTAACGCGACGTTAGATACCGACTTTCCGCTCTCTGCGTCCGTAATAGTTGCCGTAGCCTTGAGGTAATACCGATCGCCAATAAGCTGCATATCGTCGGTCAGCGTAACCACACAGCCGTATTTAAGCAAATGCGGCTTCAATGCCTCCAAAATGTCCTCGCAGGAGCGGTAAGAGTATTTACCGAACTTGTTATACTGCCCTTTCGGTGCTTTTAACTCCGACTGGATTTTGTTCAGCTTTTCGTAAATCTCCATTTAATTTTTCCTTCTTTCTGACTGCTTCTTCGAGTGTGCGGCAACGATATGTTTTTCCGCCCACTCGGAACGTGTACTTGCTTTTCAATCCATGCGTGCACTTGTCAAGATACACACCCACGACACCCGTATCCGGATTTGCTTTCGGTGTTATGTTCCGAACATTCTCGGTTCTGGTGCACTCCCGCAAATTCTCAATACGGTTGTCCGTTCGATTGCGATTGATATGGTCAATTTCTCCATCAGGAAACCGGCCGTTATGATAAGCAAACACAAGCCTGTGTGCTTTGTACTGCTTTTTCTTGATTTTGATAATCAAATATCCGTCTTTATCGAGAGAACCGCACGAATTTCTTCTGTCTTTCCGTGTGAATGTTCCATTTTCGTGGTAAATAAAATTCTCCCTGATATACTGGATAACATCGAACTCCGCAGGCTCATGCTTCATTCTTCATCCTCCTGCTCAAAGTCATAAACCGCCATTCTCAAATCATCGAGAAAGCTCTTGATTTCCTGCGGAAACAAATCCGTGTAGTCCTCCAGATACAGCCCGATAGCTGTTTCCGCCTCGCGCATATCCCGCAACCGGTTAAGTCGCTCCTGATCTGCCCTCTCCGGCGGCTCTAACGCCCGCTCAGGGCATCCAGTGATAGTATCACGCATTGCGCAGTGCCTCCAATACTTCTTCGACGCTTACGCGCTCCGGTAAATCGCCCTGCCACTTATACCAACTGTCGTCTCCGGAGATTGGCGTGTAACGAGCTTTTACGCCGTCAGGCTTTCCACCCTTCATTTTGAAAATCCATACTCCGGAAGTGCAATCCAAACTGGATACATCCACCTCTACGCCGCTCTCCGGTTCTTTTTCGAGAACCAAATCCATCAGCTTGTGAAACAGCTTCTTGTCTTTTGCCATTGCGTTTTCCTCCGTTCGGTGCTATAATCACCGTAAACCTATTTTTCTTTGCCGCTGTTCGGATTGCCGTCCGTCAGCGGCTTTTCTCATGCCTGTTCCGGCATTTCCAGCTTGCCGGTAAGCGGTGCAAAGCACTGTGGGAACGTGTTGCCGTAGATATCTTTCAGCAGCACAAACCGCCATCCCATGCGATCTACGGTCTTAACCTGCTGTGTCGGCGGCAGCTTTGCCATCTTCTCGCAGCGCTGTTCCAGTTCAGGCAGTGTGCATACATCCTCCGGCCGAAAGTCCAGTCCATCCTTGCGTCGCGGTGCAAACCGCATCACTCTCTCGGTATCAAACACCGAGCCGTTAATTTTTACTACCATGCTTGTCCTCCGTTCTCATGCTGATCTTCTTCGCGCTCTCGCGCATATGCAGGCCGTACTTAGCGGCGTTCATCGCCTTTCCGATAACCCGTGTCTGCATCGCCTTAACCGTCAGCGTTTTCTTTCTGCTGTTTGTCATGTCCGTATCATGTCCTCTCTTGCGTCAGAATCGACGTTGTTCGCTTTTCTTCGCGTCGTGCGTGTAATTTCATGCCAGTAGTTCAAAAGCGATTGTCGCGCATTCTCGCGTAACGTTCACGCTTCTGCTGTTCATAGGCACACAGCAGCATGCTGGTGCGTGCTGCTACCATGCCGACAGCCAGCAACGCCAGCATGATAGCGGCTCCGGAAAACAAGTCGATTCTTCCGTTCTCGGTCATGCCGCCAGAGATCAGCGTTCCGAGAAAGCACATGCCTGCTAACCAGCCATAACGCTTGTACATTGGTTTCGTCCCCTTCCTCGCGTGCGCGTTATATACTCTCGAACGTTAGTGAGAGAGTATATATATTCTTATATTCTTTCTCTTGTTGCCCTTTGTCTGCCCTTGGAGTGCCTTTTGTCTGCCCTTGGTCTGCCCTTGAGCCTTCACGCAGACGCTTCCGTCTGCACCAAATGATTAGCCACATCGGCTACATGATAGCGACCGCCGGTTAAACGCGGAACACCATATAAATACCTCTGCACGGTACGATAACTAACGCCAAACCAGTCTTTTAACTGTTTTGTGGTAATATATTCGCACCCTGCGAACGTCCGCAAACGTCCCTCAACCGTGCGTCTGCGGTTGCTCAATTCTGTTGCTGTCATGGTTTTCGTTCCTCCGTTCCGTTGTGTTATTGGTCTGCCCTCGGTGTGCCCTTCACGCGCTCTCGTTGTCGTGCCGGTCGAACAGATACTCGATGTTCATACCAGGGAACAGCTTGTCACGGATAACGCGGGCTTCACTATAAGTGAAATCTGTGATACCCTGCATTTTGTTGCGTACTGTCTTTTCGCTGCAATTCATGACCTGCTGAATATCGTAGTAAGTCACGTTGAATCGCGGCATTTCTTTTTCAATGAATCTCATACTATCACCTCCTGTTACCGTATTCGGTAATCTGTATTATTATAATATCACCGTATCCGGTAATTGTCAATGCTATTCAGGAAATATTTTTACCTAATTCGGTAATTTCTTTATTGACATCCGCATGCGTATAGTTATATAATGAAGTCACAGAAAGGAGGATGAATATGCTGGTAGATGCACTGGATATAATGAAACAAAAAAGCGGTAAAACGCTGCAACAGATCAGTGATGAGTGCGGAATACCAAAAGGAACGCTCAACAAAATCTTCGCTGGACAAACCAAAGACCCGCAGTACGGGACTTTGAAAAACATTGTTCATGCGCTTGGGTTCACTGTTGACGATCTGGAGAAGTTTGAAAATCCAGAAACAAAAAAATCCCCTGCTCCGGCCGAAGCCGAAACAGAGGAAGTATCACTTGAAGAAACAGACAGATTATTAGTCGCCCTCGGGCTGATTAAGGAGGGCGAGCAGCTTTCCGACGATGACCTCGCGTTTGTTGGTCATATCGTCGGTCTGCTGGACGCATGGTTTAGAAAGCGTAAGTAACGCGTTATAGACAAGGCGGGGATTACCGCACGAATTGATTAACTGGTTAAACTTTTCATTGTTGGTCATATGTAGCTCCGCCTTTCTATCTTTCAACTTGCGCGAAAACGAACACTTGTTCGTATATTACATATTGTAAATCACGTCAAGGCAATTTTCAATATGTAAATGTTTTCTCTATTGGAAAGTCTATTGAAAAGTCCGATTTATCGGACAAATAAAAACGCCCGCCGGTGACGCAACCACCAAACGGGCATTTATGCAAGGGAACCTTGCGCACATATATTACCATAAGTAAAGGAAGGGTGCAAGGTGAACAAATCCAACGTGCAGACTGCTATATCTGCGGTACTTGCGTGCGCTGTAATAGGCGTATCTGTATATGCCTATCAGCTATACAGAAGCAGTGTTGCCCTATGCGAACAGATAGACCAAAACGCAGCTACCGTGTCGAAAGCAAAAGCGCAGATTGCCACTGTTGACGATCTGAATGCACAAATAGCCGATCTGCAATCCCAGCTTGATTCCAAAACAGCCGAATACAATGAGCTGTCAAACGAGAAAAGCTCCGTTGAGGACCTGACGCAGCAGGCGTATGAAGAAGGCTGGAACGACGCTTGCTACGAATACGATCTGGAACCCAATTCTGACGATATTCCGGCATACGACTATGTTGCAGAGATCGACAAAGATAACAGCCCCACCGCCTACATCACACCATCCGGCAAGCGTTACCACCTGTCGCAGTCCTGCGCCGGTGAAAACGCAATCAAAACCACAATCGCAGAAGCCAGTGACAAGGGCTACACGCCCTGCATGAACTGCGCACAGTAAGGAAGTGATATCATGAAGCCACAAGGCATGATCTGGTTTAACATCCTGCGTGTTGTCGTGCCGCTCGGCGCAATCTGGAGCCTGTTTTCTCCATACTCAGCTATACAGGGGTTGTCGCTGTTCAAGGCCGGTTCGGCATCCACTATGTTTTACTCAGAACCGATGTACTGCTGCACCTACATTATCTGCGGCATCGTATCGGCCGTTATGGGCGCTCGTTTAGCCGTGAGCTTATTCCGGAAAAGCCCGCGCTGCGCCAACTGTGCGCGTGATGTGATTATAGCAAGCGCCATAACACACATTGCAACCGCATGCGTAGACTATGCAACACTGCCGGATTACTTTAGTTTCGGTTCCGTGTTCATCCAGCTGATTGTACTGTACCTGATCTGGGTACCAACCTGCGGTTATCTGAAAAAACGTTTTTGAAACAAAAAAATCCCGCTCCAGTGCGCCAACACCGAAGCGGGAAAACAAGGGTAGAAACTTTTGGAACGGATTCTACCCTTCTATTATATCCAAAATAGGAGGAATTTGCAATGCCAAGACGCAAAAAAGACCCTCGCGGCTTTGTCCGTGAGACCGGAACGTATATGGGGAAACACTACGACCTGAGAGCCAAGACTGAGAAGGAACTCAACGAGAAGATCAGAGCAAAACGCGCAGAGATTGAATCCGGAAGCAAACTCATTGAAGCCGGTGTTACCGTAAAGGAATGGGGCAAGCGCTGGGTAGAAACCTACAAGTCAGGCGTGAAGGAATCCACGCGCAGGCTGATTGAGGGACGGCTTGTGAACTACGTCTATCCCTACATTGGGGATATTCCTGTTAGTAAGGTACGTCCACTGAACTGTCAGGAAGCGCTTAACTCTGCGGAAGGACGTGCGCCGGACACCGTAAAGAAGGTGCAGCAGGCCATCGAGCAGATGTTCCGCGCAGCCAAGCAGAACGGCTTGTGCGTCAATAATCCTGCGGAAGATTTGAAAATGCCCCGTACTGGCAATCAGACGAGCCGCAGGAGCATTACAGACCGAGAACGTGTTATTTTACTGGAAACCGCAAAGACGCATCCTGCGGGGCCGTGGGTGCTTACTCTGCTGTATAGTGGCTTGCGCCCGGCGGAAAGCCTTGTGCTGACATACGCCGATATTACAGGCGGTATGATTACCGTTAACAAGGCATACGACCGGGACACCCGCGCCGAGAAATACCCCAAGTCAGACGCAGGCGTTCGCAAAATCCCGATCATCCCCCAGCTTGCCGCAGTCCTGCCGAAAGACGGTTTGTTCGGTGAATTGGTTTTTCCGCGTAACGGGCACTTGTACGATGATAAGTCCATGCGTGCCATGTGGCAGGGTTTCCGCGCCGCTATGGATGATACCGAACGTGAGTTGATCGCGGCGGGGAAAATCTCGCCCATCGCCGAGCAGTTGCCGCCTATCGTTCCATACGATCTGCGCCACACGTTCTGCACGGATTTAGAGCGTGCGGGAGTACCGCTCAACGTCGCAAGCAAACTCATGGGACACGCATCTATCGAGATCACCGCCAAGATTTACACGCACACCGGCGAGGATATGATCGAGCGTGCAGGTGAGCAATTAGCCGCCTTGTTCAGTCCCACATTTAGTCCCATTAACGAAGTGCAAAAAACGCCTATGGCTGACATTATGCGAGAGCTGAAAGAACTTCGTGCAGCAGTGCTCAAAGCCGTATAAAATAACAAAAAAGCCTTGTTTCAATGGATTTACCAAAGAAACAAGGCTTTTTAATATGGAGCTGCTAACCAGATTTGAACTGGTGACCTCATCCTTACCAAGGATGAGGTGAAATTTCAAAACTCCACGGTATATCTGAACTTTTGGCACTTCAAAAATTTTAGTCCCATGTTTAGTCCCACTTTACTTGTACATTGTACCACAAGTAAAGTGGGACTTCAACTTTTATCATTTATACCCCGGAATAACCGTTCTCGGGTCAATACTCTGTCCGTTCTTACGCACTCTCAGGTGCAGGTGAGGGCCAGAGCTGTTGCCTGTCGAGCCGATCACGCCGACCTGCTGGCCCGCGCTTACCGTATCGCCCTGCTTAACCGTAGCCTTCTGCAAGTGGCCGTACAGCGAGGTATATCCGTTGCCGTGATCTACCACAACATAGTTGCCGTAGCCGTTCTCATCGTAGCCAACCTCAGTGACCTTGCCTCCGCCGATGCTGTCCGCCGCCTGACCGTTCAGATTGCCGCCCGTGCCGCCAATGTCAATACCGTCATGGTTGGAACTGCCGTATCCCCCGGAGGTTTTCGGTGCATTTCTGCCGCCGTATCCGCTGGTTACAACCGAGTTGCTTGCCGTAGTCGGATTAACAAATCCCGCACTGCTGGTTTTCTGTGAAGCCGATGAACGGTTTACATTGATACCGGTGTTCAAACCGCTTTCTTCCGGCAGTTTGCCGCCACTGGTGTAATGTCCGTCGATCTTTTTGTAGCCGAGCGCATGCATAACTGCCGCATACTCATTGTAGTTCGCCGTGTTCTGGCTGACAACCTTTGCAACTGCCGCCAGCTTCGCACCGGATTTGCCCTTTTCATAGGTAACACCGCTTGCCGCAGACTTAATCTGTGCGTACTGTGCCGCGCTGATACCGGCGCTTTCCACTTCTCCGATAGCGGCTTTTTCCTTTGTGCCGCCGTTCTCACGAATCATATCAAACGTATAGTTTGCAGGGTCAGCCTTAACCATCGAATAGAACTTGAACGTATCTTCAAGCGCCTGCCGCTTTTCACCGGTATACCCCTTGGAATCGAGGTAATACGAGAACTCCGTAGCCTCCAAAGAAGCGCGTCCCTTCTCGATATCCTCACCTTCCTTGGTGATCGCCTGCTTCTGAATCATTGCATCGACGTATTCCTCAGCCGTCACCTTGCCGCTGATTTCGGTATACTTATCCCACTGGCTCTGCGACGTACCCTTGATAAGCAACGAGTGATACAGGCCGTTCTTCTCCTGATTGGAAAGCGAGCTGTCAGCCTTGATCGCATTGAATACCTGGTCTCGTGCTTCCCAGCCTTCCATATCGTTGTTCAGGCTGTCCTCCATCTCCTTGTAGGCGTAGTACAGGCCCGGTTCAATGCCGCTTTCGCTTACAATCTTTGTCGTGCCGTCCAGTTCCTTCTTGTATACCTTGTTCGCCGCAATCGCCTTGGCATACTTGTAAATATCTGCAACCGCTTCGATTCTCTCATCGTTCGACATTTGCTTGTATGCCTCGGATTTTGTCAGCTTGTCGATTGCATCCAGCGAGATTTTGCCGCCCTCGCTTGTCAGCTTGGAATAGTCCGACGCAGAGAGGAACTTCTTCACGCCGTCTGCATCCTTGTAGTATTTCTGTGGCTTGCTTGGCAATACAGAGTTGTCGCCGGTTGACTGATACAGCTCTTTGAGCGCCTTTTCTGCCTGTGTGCTCTTTGCGTCTGCCAGATAGCCCGGCGAGAAGAAGTTGTACGCCGCGCGCGCAAACACGTTGTCCGGTCCGTTCTTCTGTTCTCTGCCCCAAACATCCGTATAGGCAGGCTGATACTGCGACAGTCCCGGGATTTTGTTCGCCTGCCGCTGCAAGAACTTCTGCACGCTCGACGGAACAGGACTGTTCTTGTCCGCATAGATGGTTCTGCGCGTGTTGTCCACCGTCCGCGCAACCTGACCGAACAGCGTCGGCACGAACTGACCGCCAAAGTTGGTTGCAACGTTGCTTGCAATGCCAAACAGCGGATTGCTCTTGTTGTATGCCGCACTCGAAACCGTCGAGCCAATGCCGGACAGCATCGTCATGTTGAGCATCGGGTCGAACATGCGGCTGACCGTTGCCATTGCCTGATTGAACGCGGTCTCCTCGTCGTCGTACTTCTGTTGCAGTGCTTCATACAGTTCGCCGCCCATCGCAAGCGGTACAACAGCCGGAGATGCCCAGTCAATCGTATACGACTTGCCGAACAGGTTGATTGCATACTCCTGCTGACCCATGCCCGCATCAAAGTTTGCTTCCTTGTCGTCGTCGCTCGAACCTGCCGAGAAAATGCCCTGCGCTGCAAGGAACGCGCCGAGCGCCGCAACGCCCGAACCGGTAAGTCCCTGTCCGATGTGGTCGATCATCTTGGTTGCGTCCATGTTGCCCTTCTTGACCTGCACCGCGTCATAAGTGAATGCTTTCAGCAGTCCGAGCGGCGACAGCTCAAACGAGCGCTTTGCAACGTTGATTGGCGTGCGCTTGAACGGAAAAAGCGAGCCGATAATAACGCCCCATGCCTTGCCGCTGTGTTCTATCTCGCTGAGCTTATCCGCCAGCTTTGACGCATCCTGAAACGTTGCGATCTTTGCGTCCTGAATGGCGTGCTGACGCGCCTCGTTCAGCTGCGCTTCCGTCAGATTGTTCACGTCCCAGCCGCGTGCCGTCAAGAAGTTACCCATGCTGTCAATGTAGGATTTCTTCTTAAAAACCTGATCTTCCGCGTCAAGCGCCCGGGTATTTGCGTCCATCACCTTTTGCAGCGGCTTCGGAAACAGCTTCTGCCGCTGCTTGATTTCGCTCATTTCGGTTTTGTAGGCATTGCCGCTGAGTTCCGCCTCGACGTTTGCATAGTCCGCCTTTGCAAACTCGTGTGCCGCCTTGCTCGTATGCAGCGTACGGGTTCGCTTTTCCTGCGGCAAAAACAACTTCTGACCGGCCGCGGAAACCTTGTGGCTTGCGTCAAGAGCGATAGCAGAGGCGACGTTGCCCATAGTGTTGCGGATATGCGTTCTCGGATTGCCGAGCATCGAAAAATAGCGCCATGCGTTAAACCTGTCGCCTAATGTCTTGGGAATCTGCTGTGCAACGTCATCGTAAATTCTGTCTACGACTTCCGTTCTTGCTTCATCCGTCTCCGCATTCAGAAACTCCTGCACCAGATCCTCGTTCAGCGTAATGCCCGGCTCGCCAAATAGCTTTTCCGTAGCCTTCTGCGCGTATTCGCTGTTGAACGTTCCGAGGTTTGCATATTTCTCGAACACATCCCAGAACTCGCGCGGCACACGCTGTTTGCGTTCCTTGAACTTGTTTTCGAGGATTTTCCGTGCGCGTTCCTGCACTTCTGTGTTGTATTCGTCGATGATGGTATTCGAAACCGTCTCTGCATACTGCGCATCAACACCATACTGCTTTTGCAGCAGTCCGGAAATCGTCTGGCCGACAGCAGCTTTCTGTTTCGGACCCATTTTTGCAACATCAGTAAGGCTGAGATTGCCGCCTTTCAGCGTCTCGCGGATCATAGTTTCGAGTTTTGTTCCGTTTTTGCCGTCCATCATGTCCTCATAGGCATGGTTTACGCCGCTTCTCAGCACTTCTGCGTCAGTGCCGGTCACGCCCGTTTCCGCAATCAGCCTGTCCGCAAGCTGTGCTGCGTTCTGCTCGCCCGCGCCAAGCGTGTTCCGCGCAAGGTAGGTTTTCAGTCCGCCTGTCTCTTTGATGTCGTCCATCAGCGCGTTCATGATAACCTTTTGCGTGTGCAGCGGGTCGGCATTATAGTCGATGGTAGTAGCGTCGGTGAAGCTCTCCAGCGCGTCAAGTGCTTCCGCGTTGCCCTTGTACTTCTCCTTGAGTGCGCTTCGCGCCTCATTCCACGCCTTTGTGTAAAAGTCCTTATTTGCGAAATAATCGCGCAGTCGGTCAACAGCCTGCCGCTTGGGTGCCTGCTGTTTTTTCGGCAGCGCGTGTTCCTCCGCAAACTGCATTAGGTCGGACAGGATGGTACGGCTGACCGGTCTCTGTGTCGGCGCAGGGTTGAGCTTATCCGCAATCCGTTTTGCAAGATCGTTGCCGGTTTCCTTTGCCCAGTCTGCCGCCGGAGTGTATCGGTCTTTGGGTCTGCCATCGTAAACGTCATCCTTGCCGACGCCCTTGTCAGTCGCCTTCGGCAGCGTTCTCTTTCCGTTTTCCTTCCCATTGGACTGCGTCGTTGCCTCTCCTGTTGATTCCTTCGCGACTTCCTGCGCCGCCTGTTCAATCGCCGCGTTGGTGTCGCTGATAATTGCAGTCTGCTTTCCTCGCTTGCCCGCCGTGTCTGCGCGTTTCAGCTCTTTCTTCAAGTCCTTGCCCGCCTGCTTGTCAAACCGAGACTGATATTCCTGCTGAATCTTCTGAACAGCCTTCTGCAAGTAGTAAAGCTGACCTTCGGGCGTGGTCTTTTTCAGCAGCTTAAACGCATTTACACCGCGTCCGAGCGCCGTGCCCTGTACTGCAAGATCACCCGCGAGCTTCATTGCCGTCTGCGTGTCGCCCGCTTCGACCGCCGCCGTGTACATCATTTGACCGAGTGCAATATCATCGTCCGTAACGGCTCTGCGGCCGTCCGTCACTTCCTCCCACTGGTCAAACGCGCCCTGCCATCCCTTCTTCTGAATGGTTCTCGTCGCACCGCTGAGCGTTTTTTTCAGCGACTTCACATCATGCGAAAACAAACCATCTGCAACATGGTTTTCCAGTGCCGGAATGAGGTTGTCCGGTGTCACGCCGCTTTCCATGATCGTTCTTGCAACATTGCTTACCCTGTCCGTGCCGTTCGTACTCTGCGGCACATCAACCACTCGTTCCGGATTTTCGCCCGGTTCAATCGCGCCATAGTCATTCACCATCTTGGAATACGGGTCAAATCCGGTTTCCGCCGCACCCACCGAGCTTTCCGCATTCACTTCCGCTTTTGTCAGCTTGGGGTTAATGTCAGCCTGCTGTGCCGCCGCCTGCGCGTTTTCATGCATCGGCTGTGTAATTTCCGGCGGTGCAGTCTGCACGCCCGTCTGCGTCTCTCCCGCCCTCGTCAGCTTCGGGTTAATATCGTAGGGGTTCTGTGTGTTGACATTTTGCGTCCGTCCCGCCTGCTGCTGTGCCAGCAGCATATCACGGTACTGTCCCGCCGCCTCGTAGTCGGTAAAGGTTGGCAGAGATTTGATGTAGTCATTGCTGTAATCGGAATATGTACCACTTTTCGATGCCACCAGTTCGGGCGAATCGCCGTTGTGCATCCAGAAGATAACATCGGGCGTGCCGAACTCCGGCTTCCAGTCCGTCGCATATTCCGGGTTGAAGTCCATACGAGCCACAGGTACGAATCCCATCTGCGCATACATTTTGCCCAGTGTGTTACCATAGCAATCCAGTTTGGTGCCGCCATTCGACAAGGCGGTTATCAGCAAATCCTTTACCGCCTGTCTGGTTCGGTTTTGCGAATTTTTGAAAACACCCACAATGTCACCATCTGGGCGGACTGCCACACCCGCCATGCCGTCAGAGCTTAAAAACGTTCTTGTTCCAGATGCATTTAAATTTTCTGCCGACTGCGAATCAACGAAAGCGCCGTGCGGATTATTGGCCTTTGCCTGTTCCAACGCATAAGAAAAAGAGGTATTGTCACCTGTGCTTTCTTTAAGCCCAAGGTTTGGCAAACCTCTTTCATCCATAATTTGTCTTGTTTTTTGGGAAGTTAATAAAACTCCATCAGAAAGTCCAGAATTTGCTCGTCCGTCATTTGATCCTCTGTTCGGTACTGCTGAATCAAATGCTGTGCCATCTGGTCGTCCTTGTAATCCTGCGCTAAAATCTCCGTTGCCGTTCTGTTGTCCGTTGATGCCATTTGCTACACCTCCGTTGGTATTAGTATACTGTGTCTGCGCCTGTGTGTCAACCGTTGCGGTCTGATTTTGCACTGCATTATTTCCATTTCGTGCAGTTGACAGATAATTCACGCCTTTTCTCAGCGCATGAATGCCAGTACCGATACCGCCGAACATCGCACCGCCTGCCGCTCCGCCGAGCGCGTTCTGCCCCAGTTCGGAAAGCGAGAAATGCGCGTTCGGGTCGTTTGCTGCAACGTCCGCCGCATAGTTTGCTGCATAACCGAGACTTTCTTCTCCGGCTTCGCTAAGCGCCTGCTTTGCAATATTACTAACAAGGCCCTTGCCGCCTTTTGTTGCAATGTTCGCAAGACTTTCCATCGGCGATTTTTCTGTTGCAGCTTCGATTACGCCGCTGACGATGCCGCGTCCGAGCGATTCATTTGGAGCAACGCCCTGCTGATTCAACTCATAACTGCGCTGACCGGCTGCGTTAACGCCTGACCACGTTGCACCGATCGCAGGGCCGACAACCGGAATAAAAGATGCTGCCATCTGTGGTGCGTTTCCTGCTACACCGATTGCGGTATCTGCTGCGAACTTCTTTCCCTCCGTCATACCGGTGGTGGCGTTTGCTTTTTGCTCGGCTGCCTTTGTAAGTTTCTGCTGACCCCATTTATTCGGATCGACTGTTGTCTTAACTGCCAGTTTGTCCTTCTGCTCTTTAACATATTGCAGCTGATTGTATACGTTCATATACTCAGCGGGCGGCTTACCATCCGCATCCGTAGATGGTAAACCTGCAAGTGTCAGCTCAAGTTGTTCTTGCAGCTGTTCCAGTCTCACATATTCCGGATTCTTTCGGCTTTCCTCCACATTTGCGGACTGCTGCTGCGCCGTCTCCGCCAGCGCCGCCGGAGAACCAACAATCTGGTTCCCGATGGACTTTGCCGCCTGCACCTTTCGAGTAGTGCCGCCAGTTACCGCATTGCGTTCATCTTCAAGCGTTTTAATAAGCTGTTTTTTTGCATCCTTATCCGCTTTATTATTCTCGCTCATACCAAAATGAAAATTGCTCAATCCGGTATACGCTTTCTTCATGCGGTCGATTTCCGACTGAATTTCTTTATACCGCTTGTCCTTATCTTCTTGGGTATTGAATTCGGTCTGTGGCTGCTCCGCGCCGGAATACAATTCAACCGGGTGAGAAACATTCACATTCTGTCCGGCTGTAGGCAGATAAGTGCGTCCGGTCTTGCCATCGTATGTCATGCCGTACATCGAACGAATGCGGTTGTTCACCGCATGCAGGCGATTCTTTTCCGTCTCATCTGTCGTATTGTGCCAGCGCACCGAGTTCGCATTCAGCGTATCAATCGCGGTCTGACGCTGTTTCTTTTCCTCGTCCGCTTTTCTGCCGATGCGTGCGCGACGATCTTCTGTAGTGGTGGTTTCATGCGTATTCCGCGCAGCAGTCGGCAGCTTACCCCCAAACGAATTACCCAGCGAACCATTCATCTGCGTGTTCGCCGCCATCTGATTCCGTGCATTGATCGTGCGGTTTGCATCTGCCGCTCTGCCAGCCCGTGCACGTCTATCGTTTGACCGCAGTGGCGTGTATACCTGCTGTGCCGCAGCATAAGGCGTAGCCTTTCTGGTACTGCCGCCGGTAAGGTAACTACTGCCCTGTCTCAGCGTCGTGCTCTGCCGTCTCCCCGTATCCGCCTTGTGTGCTGCGCTTGCACGGCGGTCTGTGGTGGTCTTGGCACCTCCGGTTTTCGAGCCGCCGAACGATTTGCCAAGTGAACCATTCATCCGCGTTTTGCTTGCCGTGCTTCTGGTCGTTCCTGTACTCTGCCGTGTATTTCGGCTTCCGCCCTTTGCGGAGATCGTCTGCTTCGGTGCGTTCTTGTGCGTCGCATTGTACTGCTGAATCAGCGCCTTGTTCTGCTTTTCCTTCTGTCTGCGGTTGTAGTCATCTTTCGCATTCTGGCGGGCCTGAGCAAGCTGTTCCTTGCGTCCCTTACTCAGATTGTACCGGTTCTTCTTGTTCGATGCCATTGTACGCCTCCATAAAAGAAGGGGCGGTTAAGCCGCCCCTGTATCGTTTAGTAATAATTCGGATTGTAAGTACCGGGAGCATAAACCGAACCAACCGGAATACCCAGTACCGCTGCAATTTCCGGAGTTGCACCGCGTGTGCCTCTGCCCTCCCAGAGTTTGAGGTAGAAATCGCGGTTCGAGTTGAGCTTATCGTTTGCAAATGTCTGGTTAAACTGCGACTCCTGCAAATCCTGCGCACGCTTGTTGTACGCAATGTTTGCAAGCGTCTGCTGTGCGTCGAGTGTCGAGTTTACGCCGAAATTGCCGGTTGCGTTGCCGTAGTTGTACAGATTGCTGATAACGTTCTGCTTTGCCGCTTCCTGCTGTGCAAGAATGCTCTGCCGCTGCTGATACAGGCTGTTTGCAAGGTCTGCCATGCTCTGCGCCGCCTGCGTCGAGTTGCCCGCCAGTGCGCTTGCACGGTTGTTCTCCACGCTCTGGATCGCATTTGCGCGTGCAAGCTCGTTCTGGTTATACGCCGAGTTGTAAGCGGCGTTCTGTGCCACAAGTGAGCTTTCCGCAGCGCCCTGACCCGAAATGCCCGCCGCCGCAAGCTGAGAGGGAAGGTCTCTCTGTGCTGTGCGGTAGTTGATGTACGCCTGCCGCGCCGCCTCGTCGTAGCTCTGGTTCAAACTCGGCAGCATCGCGGAATACTGCTGGTTGATCTGGTCTGCCATCCGGTCATAGTACGCCTGCTGCTGCTGTTTGATTTGCTCCTGCCGGTCAAGCTCGGCCTGATACTGCTCCTCAACCTGTTTCATCTGGTTAATGTAGTTCTTGGCGTTTTGCGCTGTAGCATCGTTGCTGTACTGGTCGAGTTTGCCGCCGTTGAGAAGAATTTTCTCATTGCGGTTGTTCAGCGAATCTTCAACGTCCTGCCACCGTCCGCCGCTTGCAATCTGGCTGCCGATCACCGTAGACCAGTCCGTGTTGTTCAGGCTGTTCTTTCGCTGCTGCTGTTCCGCACTCAGTGGAGCGCTCCATGTGCCGGTTTTTCCGTTGTAGGTGTAGCCGTGCGCCGTGTACAGGCGCTGGTTTTCCTCCTGCAGACGCTTTCTCGTCGCAGCATCTGCCGTGTGCCACGCATTGGAGTTCGCCTGCGCCTGTTTCAGCCAGTCATCCGACGAACCGCCGGAAGAATTACCGTAAGACGAGCCGCCGGAGGAACCGCCGTGGGAAGAACCACCGCCGGAAGAACCATACGTCCACGTCTGCCCGCCCTTGGTGATCGTGGTGGTGCCGTCGTTGTTCTTCTTCCAGACCGAGCCGTCACCGCCGGTCATGGTCGAGCCTGCCGCCGCACCGCTTATAAAGTTCTTGCCTTTGTCACTGCTGATGTTGTAGCTGCCGCCCGAACCGTGAGCCGTATAACCGCCGGAGGAACTGCTGCTGCCGCGATTCGACGAGCTCGAAGAAGAACTGCTCGTGTTGTTCTTCTTTGTGTTTGCCGCAATGGTGTTCTTAATGCCTGTTCCAAGCGCCTTTCCGATTGCGCCCCACGCACTTCTCGCCATATACTTCTCTCCTTTTCGTAAAATAAAAGCAGGCATTCCGCCTGCTTTCTGTCATTTTAATGCTTTAGCCGTACAGGTGTGCTCTGTCGTTGATAACCAGCAGGCGCAGCAGGTCGGTCGTCAGTGCCAGTTTGCCGTTTTCGTCGCCATGCAGAAAGCCCTTGTTCACCAGCTTCTGCACGGTGTCTTTCGCCCACGCCGGGCATTCGGCAACGCTGTTGTATACTTTCTTTGCGCTTTCCGCTTTGCTGATCTCCTGCTTTGCGATTGCGCGGGTCTGTGCTTCCGTCATATCTTCAACCTCCTCTGTCAGCATGGTTTTGAATTTTTCCCACAGCTTAGGATTGCGTACCCACGGCTCCGGGCAATCCTTGTGCGTCACATCATAGTGACGGCACACACGCGATACCGGCACGTGGTGCTTTGCCATCAGCTCACGGGTCAGCTTTGCGGCACGCTTCATGGTTTCCTCAGGGATAACGTACACGCCGTTTCGGATAACGCTGCACATCTCAATGCCGATGGAATTAGCGTTCCGGCAGTCGTTGTAATAACTGCCGCCGCGTTCCCTGCCGCAATGCCATGCCGTGTCGCCGTCATTTACGCTCTGCACGATTCTTTCCGTGTCCACGAAATAATGTGCGCTTGCGTTCAAACCGCCCTCACGCGCGAAATAATCCGCGTTATTCTGCGCCGTATCGCCATTGTTCGCGGTAAAGTGCAGGCAAATCCAGTTGATTGGGAACTCTCTGCCCTTGCGGTAGTTGCGGGGATTACACTGCTTAAATGGAATACTCATTTACTCACCCTTCTTTTTCGGTGCGGTGTAGGTCAGCGCCGTTTCGGAATCCGTAATGCCCGCCGTGGTGGGGTCCACAAACACGCTGAGGATAGCCAGACACATCGTAACAAGCTGCACCGGATTGCCGAGCACGTTCGTCACGCCCACCCACACAGCCGCCCAACTCGTAAACGTCTGCGGGTCAACACCAATCGCCGTAATAGCAACCGATGCAACGCCAACCCAGAACCATGGGTTTTTAAATCTAACAGGTACATTAACCTTCATGCAGAACTTCATCCTTCTCCAAATCCTCAATACGGTGGTTTGCCACTCTGATCCGCTCATCCAGCACGGAATACTCCTTTTCCAACTCGTACGTCCGGCTGATGAGATTGTTGTGCTTCTCCACCTTCTTCTCCAGCTGCTCAATGCGGTAATTCGTGAGATTGCTCGACAGCGCAATACCGCCGAGCGTTCCCACGAGCGTACCGACCAGCGACAGCGCCGCTGTGATCACTTCCGCCGACATAATCAAATACCCAGCAGCGCCTTATCCTCGGCGCTGAGAAGCTCCGGCACGCCGGTCACTTCGGCGCGCCATTTCTTGTACTCTGCCCGAGCCAGTGCGTCATACGGCAGACCGTGTGCAGCGTCAAATGCGTCCAGTTGCACACCCATGTCGCCCTCAAATGAGCGCAACTCGGCGTAATTCTCTTTGTAAATGTTCATCTTTCTTCTCCTTTCAAGGCTTCGCACAGGAGACGCGCGGAGACGCTCAAGTCCGATTCCGACGAGGCGCCGCTCGCATCGAAGCACAAAAGACCCGCATTCGGGCCGTCGAACCAGTAGCCGCCGACGCACAGAACGCGCCAGCCGGAGGACGGGCGCGCATAATCCGGGATGTACGTTGTCCTCGAACCGCCGGAAGTTTTGGGAATCAGTAAACCGTTATCGGTAACGGTCAAATCCTTAATCCAGCCGGACGCGGGCAGCGTGCCGATTTTGGTATAGCCGGTTGCTGTATCGTCCGCGTACTTCGATGGGTCAGTGCAGTAATACGCCGTTGTACCGTTGGCGTTAAAGCCGTCTACCCACTGGTACACGTTTCCCCAGAGGTTTTCGATCCAACGATATTGAACAGCGGATAGATTGTTCGAGCCGGATGCGTGTCCGGTATGATAGGTCATACTGTCCGTTCCACCAGAATAAATCGCAGCTCTGTTATTGCCGTATGTGTATCCTTGTCCGATCTTAGACTGACAGTTCCAGTCCGCAAATTCCACAATATATAGAAAGATAATCGCACAATACGTTGCGAAATCGTAGAGATGGAATTTAGCGCCAACACTCTTTGCTTTGTTGCGCGCAGTTGCTCGGGTCATGTTGGCATACGGAGAGTATCCTGTTGCGCTGTATCCATTACTGTTCATGTGGTATCTACCGACATACTTACCACTGCCCGGATGTTTCGTCATGCCAGTTTTCGGTTTGTCCGAAACGTAGAAATACTGCTTTGTACCGTTTCTCTTCGCGGCAACATAAAACTCTGGGACAAACACCATAGTGTAGTTATTTGTTCGTGCGAAGCTGCTATCACCCTTCCACGCCGTTACCGTACCAGACGCATCAAGGTTACATTCTTTCATGCCGCTCCACGGCGCATAACTATCAAAAGGACTGCTGCCCGAACCAGTACCAACAGCCGGTTTCGGTTCAGTCGTCACGCTCTTTGTCACCAGTCCGTAAGGGTCGGTTTCCGGCGTTAACCTTGTCAGTGCCGTGCTCGGATTGCTCGTATCCCAGCAAACGCCGAACACATTGCCAGCTATTGCAGATGCCGCTTCCCACAGCACCTTGCCGCCCTCATCCGTGATCTTCGTCACATTTCCTTCGGGGATTTTCAGTTCCTTTACAGTAGAGAAATTCATGTTCATAATTCCCCCGCGATGATAGCCTTGGTCACGGTGCTGCCATCTTCCAGCGTGAATATCCATTCCTCCCATGGAGCCGCTATCACACCGCCATGACCGTTGCCAACTAACACGCCTTCCACCATGATCTTGGGCTGCATTTGACTCAGCGCATCCGCTATTTTCTTTATAAGTTCCGGATGCGACGTTTCCAATTCATGCCTATGTGCTTCAATCGCCTGTTCTGCATAGTCGAAAGCGTCCTGTTTCTTCCCCTGCGGATCATACACGCTTGCCAGCATGTCGCCCGCACCCTTGCCGTCCGTGCCCTTCTGGGCGATCAGCAGCCAGTACGCGGTATCGGTCGGCGCATGTCCGGTCGTTGCAGCCGTGCAAACATAAGACGAGCCGTTAAAACTGACCTTGTTTCCGGGAACATACGCCTTGCCTGCGCTGTACTCCTCCCACACGTTGCGTGCTTTCTCAGCGGTCTGACGGGCGGTTTCCGCAGCGGTGCGGCCCTTTTCCGCGCTCACGCGGGCGGTCTCGTTCGTCTGACGGGTGTTTTCCGCATTGGCTCTCGCGGTTTCGGCACTCACGCGCCTTGTCTCGGCTGTTGCTCTCGCGGTCTCCGCATCCGATCTCTTGCCCTCTGCCATGGCTCTTGCGCTTTCGGCACTCACGCGCTTTGTCTCCGCGTCGGTTCTGCCGGTCTCTGCGTTCTGACGAGCAGTTTCCGCAGCAGCTCGCTTGCTTTCTGCCGTGGCTCTTGCCTGTTCTGCCGATACTCTTGCGGTCTCCGCGTCCGCGCGTGCCTTTTCGGCATTTGCTCTTGCCGTCTCTGCGCCCGCGCGGCTCTGTTCTGCGGTCTGACGGGTGCTTTCCGCGCGCTCTCTCTGCTGTTCCGCACTCGCGCGTGCCGTTTCGGCAGATTTTCTTGCATTCTCGCCGCTTTCGCGCACAGTCTCCGCAGAAGCGCGGTCTGTCTCAGCAGATTTCCGTGCGTTCTCGTTTGCAATGCGGGTATCCTCGGCAGAAACGCGGTCTGCCTCGGCATCCGCTCTGCCGGTCTCGGCAGAAATACGCGCCGCTTCATTCTGTGCACGGACGCTCTCTGCGTTCGCCCTCTGGCTTTCTGCCGTCACGCGGGCAGATTCGGCGTTCACTCTGCCTGTCTCGGCAGAAGCACGGCTTTTCTCTGCTGTGTCGCGCTTGTTCTCCGCATTGGCGCGGGCGGTCTCTGCATCCGCACGAAGGTTCTCTGCCAGTACGCGTGCCGTCTCTGCCGCCGCTCTTGCGGTCTCTGCGTCCGCACGGTCATTCTCCGCCTGCACTCTCAGGTTTTCCGCTGCTACTCGTGCAGCTTCTGCCTGAACGCGCAGCGCTTCCGCGCTCGCCCAGTCCTGCGCTTCATTCTCTACGAGAACCATGTGGTCAATCACTGCGTTTACTGCATTCGCTACGCATTCCCGCACAAGGCGGTCAAACTTCGCCTTGTTTTCCTGTGCGTCGCCGGTCAGCGTGTCCGGCAGACTGACGCAGCCGTATTTTGCAATATCCTCTGCTGTGATCTTGTAATCAGAAATAGCCAATGTATCACCTCACACTTGTTCCGATGGTGTAACGCTTGATGATACCAAAAATACCGAACGCCTCATTGAGCGTATCGTTTTTGATAATCAGCTGCATTGTCTTGTACTTTTTTACCTTGCTGTTGAACGGCACAACCTGCGGTGCATCGTTGGAGAAGAACGTAAACCGGGTAAAGTCTATATCCTCCCAACTGAAAATGTCGATCAGCTGTTCCCGAATCTGCCGTCCGAAATCACGTTCTGTCCGAGCGAATACCTTGACCGAGGAACGCGCATACGGCTTCATCATAACGCCGCTGCCGCGCTTTACCATGGTCTTGTACGTCATAAAGTCGCCGTCATCATCCGCCTTGGTGTGCCACTCTGCCGAGATTGCCGTACCGCCGGTAATTCTGCCGTCCTCACCGAGCGTGCCGCCGTCCGAATACGCCTGCATGGTGTCAATATCCGTGTTCAGCTTGCAGATACGTCCGTCCGATGTGCCGAAATACAGGTTTCCCCTGCTTTCCATCATGCGTACCGCCGGGAAGTTGTTCCAGTAGTAGCACTCGTAAACGTAATCGCCGTAGGACTGCGGCTTGTACGCTACGTTCTGGTTGGTATCGAGCACATAGGCGTGTCCGTTTACCGCCAGCACATAATATCCGTTCCACACAACAGCGCAGGCGTTTTCCAGATGATCTTCCTTGGTCAGTGCCGCGTCCACGTAGTAGGAGCGGTTTCTTGCCACCTGCAAGGCCGTGATATTGCTGCTTGTCAGCGCAAACACACCGGTTCGAGAGAGAAATACCGGCTCCTCCGGCAGATACGCGAATGCGTGCTTTGCCACTGCACCAGCACCGGCGGTCGCTCTGCGTACCGGGAACTGTACTGCGCTTGTGTTGTCGTTAATGCTGTAGCCCCGGAAATAGATGGTGGTCTCGCTGCGGTCATCCGACTTGACGATTGCCTGACTGTCCGAGATTGCCGTATAGCCGACGATTGCCGCGCCGTCAGCGCCCACCTTGGTATAGGAGAGGTCGGAAAAATACAACGGATTGTTGCTCTCACACCGCCAATCCTTGTCCTGCTCGTCCGGGTTGCCCGCAAGGAACACCCTGTCCTGCGACTTGCCGCCGTAGATTGCGGCAATGGTACACTTGGTGATCTTCTCCTTGTAGCCCTCCACCGGCTTCACAAACGTAATGACCACGTTGTCCTTGCCGGTGATCGCTGGTTTGGGCGGTGCGCTCGTAAACTTCACCTGTCCCTTGGTCTTGTCCAGCGTGTACTTGCTGCTCTCCCACACCTTGTCATCTACCTTGACCTCTGCAATGCTTGCAATGTCGGTGGTGTCCAGCTGATACGTCGTTGCCGAGCCGTCCGCGCAGAACTCGTTCTTGCGCTTGTCGCTCAGAAGGTTCACGTTTTCAAAGCTCGTGCCGCCGCCCGTCGGCCTGTTGGCAATGGTAGTAGTCGGAACGTAAGCGTCCGATGTTGCGTCCTTGGCGGTATCACCGTCGAACACAAGGTACTCGCCGCCCGTCAGCACATACATTTTGTCGTTCAGCGTAAACGACGTGCCCTGCTTGTTCGTCAGTCCGCTTTTCAGCTCTGTTAAGGTATTTTCCGTCCACTTGTACAGCCGTGTGCCGCCATGCACAAGAAAGTATTCCTTGCCCTTGATAATACCGCGATACAGGCCGTTTACCGGCTTCTCGACATTCAGCAGTACGCGCCAGCCCTTGCGCTTTTCGGGAAAGCCGCCGCTGTCCGAGATCAGGTTTACCGTTCCCATTGCGCCGCGCGCAGAATCAACCTGTGTCGGGTTGCTTGACAAATCCACACCCTTAAAGCTGGAATACTCGGTCTTGTACTTTTTCGGGGAATCGGGAATCTTGTATGTTGCCATTTACACCCACCCCGTAACCGAGCGCCATGCGCCGCCGCTCGAGGTCTGCTGACGGCGGGAAGCCAGCATGGATTTTACGTTCTCGTATTCGTTCAGATACTGCGTCGCCATGGAAATATCATCTTCCTTGAACACCTCCGCCGCGATATACAGCGGAATCGCCCGCTGCGCTTCCTCCGGCAGAGAAAACGTCGTGTCTCCGGGCGTGCTCTCGTCGATGTTCTCCGGGTATGCCTCGTACCAGATCACAAGCGTACCGACGTACTCCGCCGGGACAAACAGCGTGTCCATGCCGTCAAACTGATAGTCGTTCACGCGCATAAACGTGTTGTTCTCGCCCATGATCGTCAGTCTATCCGGGCAGAACCGCATGAAATCCGGTGCAAGCTCGCGGATATGAAACAGCCGATAGCCTTCCGCATCATCGTCCGGTAGCTCAACCTCAACGGATTTGTAAATCGGCATGACCTCGGCAAGGTCCACCATTGCAAACCATGCCGCGTGCGGCATTGCCCGCACATAGTCCGCCACATCAGGCGAAGTCAGCGAAACCTCCGTGCCGTAGTTCAGGCGTGAGAAAATCTTATCGAGTGCAGCCTTTTGAATCTGCTCCCACGTCATAAAATCACTCCTTAAAAAGGGAAACGGCGGGGAAAGTCCCCGCCGTAGTCTTTACAAGCAGCGCGGTTGCGTCTGCAAGGCTGTCGCCCGCAATCGCGATCGAGTTCCACTTGGCAAAGCCTGCAATGAAACGTGCGCGGCCGGTGTATACATGAGCACCGGTGTTCGTATCCTTGTGGCTGTCCGTAGTCAGCTTCACGCGGTCAAGGAACGGCATTGCATAGGTGTTCTGGTTCTTCTTGCTGTCGAGCAGCATGAAGTATTCCTTGCCTGCAATGGTATTCGGCAGGTAGTTCCAAACGATGAAGTTCCATCCGCCGTACTGGAAGTTGAAGCCGGTGCTGTTGCCCTGATCCTTAAACTCAGAGCCGACAACCTCCATAAACTTGCGCTTCATCTTGCCACTGTTCGGGATAATGATGGTATCCGGTGCGATGGACAGCAGGTTGCCGTCGTCGTCGGTAAAGTGCTGCATTTTCTCCTGTACGGTATCCAGTACAGTAGCCATATCGTCCGATGCAGCGTAGGAGAAGCGGTTGGACTGGGTGTACTTCGGCTGGGTGATGGACTTGTGCGCCTTGTTGAACAGGGACAGCTTGTCCGCCGTGGTGGTATCGTAAGTACGCATGGTCATGTTCTTGTTGCCGAACGACATAGAAGCGTTCAGACCGCCAATAAGGGTAGCCGCCGCGTACTGCTCACGGGTACGGGCATAGGACAGACCGAAGTCACGCGCAGCGGAAATGATATCCTTCTGCTTGTTGTCCTCCATGAACTCCTCGGTTACCGCAAAGCTGTTCTTCCAAGTTGCGGGCTCCAGGAACTTTGCATAGCTCTCCTGTCGGGAGTTGGTCGGGTATGCGCCGTTCTCGCCTACGTCCTCAAAGTTGCCGAGTGCGGTCATGCCGCCGTACTTCTCGCCGTAGTTGCTCGTGGTGTCCATGCAGAAAATCTTGCTGATCTGCGAAGTCTGCTCGAAGTCCTCAACCTCGTGCTCGATAATTGCCTTAATAGGCGCTTCGGACTTGCCAAACAGAGAATCGACAAGACCGGAGCCCTTAGAAATGATATTGCCTGCCATGATATAGTTACCTCCTTAGGTTAGGCTGCCGGGGTTACGAAAACGCCGCGTACAGTGGAATTGGTAGTTGCGCCGTCAGTGTCCAGAATCTTGAACACGCCGGAAGTGGTGGTTGCGGTAACGCCCAGCGCGTCAGTGCTCAGGGTTACAGCGGAGCCTACTGCGGTTGCTGCAACGGTCGCGGTGGATACGGTCTCAAAAACCGTGTGGTCGGTTACCTCGATTGCCGGGTAAGTACCGTCTGCTCTCTGCGGACCCATGATAATGTGGGTCGGCTTGGTGGTAGCTGCACACTTAGCCAGTGCGCCGCCGGTCAGATTTGCCGCCATGCCGAGAGAAAGACCGGCTGCGCCCTTGGGGTATACAAACGGCTCCACATCGCCTACGCGGCTGTATGCCTTGATAAACATAGAAACTCTCCTTTTCAGATACGTTTTTTGTAGTCAGCAATAATCTGCTGCTTTGTCCAGTTGGGGAATGCTGCGCGGTACCACTGCATTGTCGTGTCATCCACAACAACATCGTCACCGCCCGCATTGCCTGCTGTGGTGGTAAGGTGGCTCTTGCCGTTGACATTGTTCATCGCCTGCTGCTTTGCCGCTGCTGCGCGCTTGCCGGTGAGCTGGTCAAAGTTTGCAAGGCGGAACGCGTCAACGAGCGAATAGCCTCTGTTGACGTACTCGTTAAAAACGGGTGCGTTCGGGTGGTTTGCCAGTGCAGCAACGTCGGTAATGGACGGGTCAAGGTGGGAAATCTCCTTGATTGCCTCGTTCATCTGCCGCTCGCCCTCCTCCATCTGCACACGGTAAAGCACTTCCTGTGCCTGTCGTACAGTGGGGTTGTTTGCGATCATCTGATCGAGCATGGACGGGTCAAGCCCTGCCTGCTGCATCTGGTCGCGCTGATATGACTGCTGATACGCCTGCAAATCAGCCTCAGAGGTGATCGGCTTGTTGGTGTACGGGTCAAGCTGACCTTCGTAAATCTGCCGAATGACCTCATCCTTTGCCGCCTGACGCTCTGCTGCAATGCGCTCATTAAACTGCGCCTCTGCTCTGCGTCTTGCAGCGGCAAATCGTGCGTTATCTTCCGCACTCTGTACTCCCTCGGGTGCAGCTTCGGCGGTCTGCTGCTCGTTTTCGCCTGTCTCCTCGGGTCCGATGGATGCCGGTTCGGCGGTTTCCGGCTCGTTTACGCCTGCCTCGGTGGTTTCCACTTCGGTTTCCATAATTTCTTCCATTTGGGTGTTCCTTTCCGGATTTTTACGCTGTTCCATGCGATTTTGGGCATAAAAAAACCGCCCTTTCGGACGGTTCCGCTATTCATTTGCCCCTTACTTGCCGCTCTTCTTGGAAGAACGCAGATCGCCGCCGGTCTTAACGGACGGCTTCTTGCCGGAAGTCTGGGTAAATACCGCCTTAACCTCCATGCTGCCGGTGTTCTTGATCTTACCGGCGTAACCGCTCTTATTTGCCATACTATTTCACCTCCTTTACTACCTGCTTATAGTTTGAACACTGCGGGTTCCTGCAAATGAGCACGAGTTTCCCGTTTTCCGTGTCCGTCTTCGTGTCAATCTTACAGATTGGACATACCAAGGCTGCCGCCTCCCTTCTGATAACTCGGAATGGTCTCCGGGCTGACATAGCCGGACTGCGTAATATCGGGAATGCCGTCTGCACTTGTTTCCATCGGATGCATCATTGCCTGCTGCTGTGCCAACATCTGTTGCTGCTGTTCCAGCCGTTCGGAAAGCTGCTGTTTGACCTCGCTTGCCAGCGGGTAGTGCAGTCCCTCCATGATCGTCCAGAACGTCAAGAGACTCTGCATATCGGTCGGGTCGCCGAAACAGCCGTTTTCGAGGTTCATGCGTGCCTCCTGCCAGAGGTTTTCACGGTTGCCTGCAAGCGGTGCGGTCTGGTCTACCGAGAACAAAAACTCATCGTTCCAGTACGGTTCTCCGGCCTCGTCCACCTTGAGGAAGTCCATCTTGTTAAACGTGCCGTACATCTGCGTACCGTTGGTATCCTTGTAAACCATCGGCCGCGGCTCGTCCGAGTACGCCAGCAGGAACTTAAACATAACCTCGAACAAATCCGCATAGGCGGCGTTCTTCATGACCTTGCGGCTTTCCAGTCGTCCGGCGGTCTGCGCCGCTGCAAACTGCTTTGCCGTGCCGGAGGTTGCGGTGCTGTCCTTGCGTCCCTGGAACGAATCCGTAATGCCAATCAGATTACGCATTGCCGTGTAGGTGCTGTCCTCAAACGCCATATCGCGGGAAATATCCGGCTGCAGGGTCAGCACATCGAGCATTGCTTTTTCTTCCGGACTGTCAATCTCAAAAACCTTGAAATTCTCGTCCGTGCGTCTAATCTGCTTGCCCTTTGGAAGGGTGATAACCGAGCCGCCGCCCAGCAGCTTTTGCGAGATTGCGCTGTCGAGCTTGTTAATCAGCATCTGCTGATCTCGTATCATGTCCACGTCCGAGGACCCTAACAGTTTACCGACAACGGACACATTCCGCCGCAGTACCACCGGATACACGTCCGGCTTGTAGTACGGTATCATGTCGTTTTCCTCGTGCTGTGTGACGGTAGGGTTGCCCAGCTCGTCAAGCTGCACATCCTCTACGATCTTGGTCATCGGGATGCCGTTCTCGTCCGTCCGTGCAAAGTCCTTGACGGTTTTCTGTTCACCGCTCTTACTGCCGCAGTACGGGCAGGTATCGCCCTGCATATCCGCGCCGCACTTGCTGCACGTCTTAATGCGCCGCGCCTGATAGTCCTCCATGTACTCCAGCAGTACGTCATTGCACCACGCCACGCGCCCAATGCCGCCGTCAGCGTTGCGGAAGTATCCGATATTCTCCGTCACCAGATCATCTACCACGCTTTGCTCAAATCCGCGTGCGTCCGGCTGCTCCTCGTCCTCGGCGGATACGTCCTTGCCGTACTTCTTCTTGATGTACTCCTTCGACTGCGCGAGCTGAATAAAGAAGTAATCCATATCCGGGATATTGTAAACGCCCGGCTGTGGGATGAACTGCTTGGGATGCAGCAGTGTAACACTCAGCGCGCCGCGCGTCGTGTGCGTACGCTTGGTGTTGTCCCACTCGACAAGGAACAGGTCTCCGCCGTGTGTCGGTGTGGTTCGCTCGTCCTGATCGTTCAGCCGCTCAAAGGGTAATCTATCAATCTCATTTCGGATGTAATCCTCAATCGTCTTTGCAAGCTGTTCGTCCTCCTCGTGCCTCGGTGTAACCTTGGGCGTAGGAATATCGCTTGATACTTCCGCCTCGATGATTTCCGCGACCACGTTCCGCGCCACTACTGCATCTTGCGCTTTCTGGTTCTTGCCGTGCACCTTGTCGATCTTGTGCGTGCCCCGGTAGATTTCTTCCCGCTCTACCATCAGATCAAGCTCCGGCTGGTACTTGCTCCGCGCCTTGCTTAGCCTGTCCTGCCACTTCTTCAAAATCGCCTCGTCGCTCTTGCCCGTTTTATCAAACGGATTTTGCATTTTATCACCTCATTTTCAAAACGGATTGCCCCATTTAGATAACAGGTACTCCTTGCCGCTCTTGTCGGCATTGTAGTAATCCTCGTACATGTCATCCGTCCACTTCGCCCGCTTGCCTCGTGGCTTGTCCTCGGTGTAGCTCTGCTGTGTGCGTGCATAGTAGGCGATAGCCAGCGCCATAACGCAGTCGTCGTGTGCGCCCTGCTCTGCCTCTGCTCTTCCCTTCTCGTTGCGGACAAACGTCAGCATTTCTCCGAGCGTGTCCGCGTCGTTCAGCAGATCCACGCTCTCGCGCACCACCTCAACCAGTCCGGCGATAATAACCGGACGGGTAACAGAGGTCGTCTTAAATCCGTAACTGTCGCGGGGTCTGTGGGTGTAGTTATCCTCGGTCTGCCGTACATACTGCCGCGGATACCGAAGCCGCTGCAGCTCCTTGATCGGGTAGCTGCTGTAATTCGCCTCTATCGCAATCAGCGCGGTATTGTAGTAGATACCCAGACAATACATCTGCGCGGCGTATACGTCCTCGTCGAATTGGTGTCTAAGCGTGCAGACCTGCCGCCCGTTGGTGTTGTCGAGCACCTGCCCTACAAACCAGTCTGAGCCCTCGCCCGACGTGTCCCCGCCGATCACATACGGCACGCCCTCGCGTCTGTCCTGATAGATGGAGATATAGCCGTCGTCAGCGTCCACCCACTTAATAGAACGGTCATCAATCCGCACCTGATTAGCCAGTGCATCAAACGTTGTGGAGTACACGAAGTACCCGCGCCGCTCTGCCGGTGGAAGCTCTGCCAGCCGCCCGTTGACTTTGGCCGCGTCAAAGATCGTCTTGCCAATAACGCCCCACTGCCCCAGACAATACACCTGGTAGTAATACGGGTCGCTGTCTTTGTACCCCTCGAGCGTGCGCTTGTAGTCGTCGTCCAACCATGCGTTATCCTTGTAGGTGGTTTTCAGCGTCACCGCCCGCTCGTCCTTGCGGTCGAAAAACCGCTTTTTGAGCCAGTGCAGGACGTTGATCGGGTTGAACGACAAGGTAATCTGTCCGTGTATCCGCTTGCCTCGCAGACGGATATCAAGCTGGTTAAAGTCGGCTTCCGTAATCTCGCTTGCCTCCTCAATCCATATGTCGGTCAGCTCGCCCTTGGGAAATGTAACAGATTTGATCTTCTCCGGGTCATCCAAACCCTTAAAAATACAGGCGTTGCCGGTCATCCTGCATACAATCTTAAGGTCGGTAACGTCAAACAGACTATGCAAGCCCCAGCCGTTAATGACCTGCTGCAGCAGTGCAAACGTACTTGTTCGGTTTGTGTCGCCAACCTTGCGGACTACAAGCACATTGCACAGCGGCTTGCTCATCATGCGGACAACAAGCCGTTGTGCTGCAAATACAGACTTACCAGAGCCAGCGCCGCCGTACAACACAATGTATCTGTGCTCGTCATCGTCCAGCAGCGGCAAATATGCCGCGTTAAACGCCCGCTTGGGAATATTAACTTGCACCCGCCGCACCTCCTAATTGTACAAAATGCGTATTTTGCATAATAAGCAACGCCGTCCGTCTCTCCATCTGGTATTAACCCCGAGTTTTCCGGCACTCAGCCCATCGAAAGCCCTTAATTTTGCAAGTTACAAAGTCCAATCCTGCATATCAGGGTAAAAAAATAAGCCTGCACCGCCCGAAAGCGGCTGCAAGCCGTTACTCTGTTTCCTTCATTTCCTCATCATCCAGCAGCTTAACCGTGATCGTCTGCGCTCCTACAATCTCCCGGCGCTCGATAAATGCGCCAATGCTCCGTGCGCGCAGCTCAGACGCTTTCAGACGGTCTTTTATATCTGCCGTATCATCTCTCATGGTATCGCTCCAAAACGCGTTAATCTCCGCCATATCCGCCACACGGTCACGATCTAACAGCTCGTCCCGGTCTGAAATGTACTGGTTAAGTTTGGTTAGGTTTTGCGCTCCAATTACTTTGGCGTTATCAGGCTTGTAACCGGCAAGCCGTGCCGCCTCTGTAGCTGTCTTGCCTTGCTTGTAATAATCAATCCATGCCCGCTGTTTTGCGGTCAGCTTGTCCATACTCTCACCCCTTACTTATATATAGACACAAAAAAGCCGCCCCGGTTACTTGGAGCGGCTTTTGTCTGCCTACATTGTTTACTTGTCCATGTATTCACGCACTGCCTGCAAGATATACGCCTGTACGCTTTTACCCGCATCGGCTGCGGCCTGCCTGATCTGTTTTCCCTCGTCTTTGTCCGGGCGTATCATTATATTATCTTTGCTCCTGTTGTACTTAACATTAGCCTTGATCTGTGCCTCTGTTGCCATGTTTGCACCTCCTACATATATAGAATAAGTGTACCACGGCTTGTTGTATACGTCAACGTATAAATCTGCATAACAGTTAACGTGTATCTTTGTGCATCTTGCCTATTGTATTATACGTTAACGTGTAGTATCATGTAATCACAGCAAAGGAAAACACCAAACACCGAAAGGAAGTAATCAATATGACCGCAACCACCAATCTCAGCAGCTACTTAAAGCACTGCATTACCCGCTGGTACGACAACGCCAAGATCGACTATGATGTAAACGGCTACTTTGTAAGCGCCGAAACCACCGAGAACAACCTCTACATCACATGGGTAGAGGAAGAAGAAGAGCACACCATGCGCATCGGCTACTACAAGGACTTCACGGCCGAGCAGCTTTATAACATCTGGATGGAGGGTTAAAAAATGATGAATTTCGAACTTTCTCGCATTGATAGCTGCCATGTAACAATGGCTCTGACAACGGTTATCTGCTCTCTGATTAGAGAACAGGAAGACCCGAACACCACCGCCGAACGGCGGGAGGTAGTCGAGCGAAGCATTGAGATGTACAAGCGAGTACGCGCAAAGATCAGAGATCAGCGCAAAGCTCAGGAATAACGGTTCTCGCGGGTTTACCCTTAAAGCCCGCACCCATAAATTTTATTTGGAGGTACACACCATGAAAACCAATTACCCAATCCTCACCAAGCAGAACGCAGTCATCGGCAACAAGTACGCATCCGCAGGCGATGGTTATATCACCCTTAATCGTATCTACCGCATCACCGAGCAGCAAGCCGCCGAAAACTGGCTTTCCTGTCTCGATCGTTACGAGGCCGTCACCAACAAAGGCGATACTCTCAACGCCGCATTTCCTGATAGCGACCTATTCGACTTTAACCGCTGGAACTAACCACTCACCCGCCCCGGAGGAACGAGGGCAGAAAGGAAAACCATCATGACTAAGCTAATCGCCATTATTGCCGCCCTGCTGCAGATCGTACCGGCCACCCGCACCATCTCCGGCGAGGTGTACCGCATCGACTACCCGACCGACACGCAGGACGCGCCCATTGTAACCATCGTCACCGAGGACGGCAACGAGTGGATCACCGATGACTACATCGCACCGCGTCACACGCCGCTTGAAATCACATTCAGCACCAACAGCACCGAGGACGTAACCGACGACGAGATCATCTCCATTGCATCCATCTGGACGCGTTAAGCATGGGAGCCTCACCGCTCCCTCCCATTCTCCCGTCCGGCTCACGCACCCGCGTCAGAGTATTTTCTAAATATCATGACAAACCCCGATCACCAAAGCCATAAGGTGATCGGGGTTTCCCATATTTACGACTGTTTCGGTTTCGCGGGACTTGCACCTGCTTTCAGCTCTATGCAAACCGGTATACCTCCACAGGGAGGTATGAACGCTTTCGTTGCGCCTGAACGCCGGGCTTTTACCGGTGATCTCTCAGCTGTCCAGAACGGTTGTATGAAATCCAGAGAGGTTGTTACCTCACTTTCGCAAGTTTACTTGTATTTCCGTCCTGATGATTAGGTTGTTTAACGCAAGAGATAAACAGACTGGTGCTCTTTCGTGGCGTGTACTTAGCCACCCGAAAGCGCCGTATCGGCTTTGTAACTTTGTACCGGTTGTTTTGCTCTCGGCTCACTAAGTCCGTGTGAGTGCTTATCCGGGCAGCACTCGCCCTCTCATTATGGGCTGTTCGGCGTTGCTCTCCGTCGTGTCGCAGTTGCTATCGGTCTGTAATCCGGCTGATTCCCTCGTAAGGTTACAGCGGGGAGCGACCCCAGTTGCGGCGTGCCTGCAAGCACCCGCTGAACTCTGCAAAGCTGTTGCAGCAGTTTCACAGGCGTTCGGAAACAGATTGCCCGTCTTTCCGGACCGTCAGAATCATTATCGCCCTCGTTGGAGGCGTTGTGCTCCCTCCACCTCATGCAGTTTCGGGAGCAGATCGCCTTGCACGTCGTCCATCATGCAAGGCTTGCCAAAAGTCCGCCACGTTGCCCTTGGCTAAAAAGATTCTGTACGTTACCCGTCCGGCCTCACGCAGCCATCCGGGCATATCGGCGTGCCGCGCAAATGACACGCCAACGATAGAAAGGATAATCAATGCCTTCGTTCCGCGGAAGGCGTTTTGCTCCTCTGCCCTCATGCAGACTTTGGAGCAGGTCAGCGGCAGGTCTCCCCACCGCTTTAAGTAGGTATTTGGGGTTAAACAGAAAGGCTTGTCACCCGTCAGCCCTCACGCAGGCTTCCGGGCGTGTACCCGCCTTTCGGCGGGCTGAAAGCGGAGGAACGAAACTCCGTGATTCTGCTCTTACGAGCTTTTATCACAATACTATTATAACACCAGTTTTTGTGGTATAGTGTGGTAAGTTTTCCACAGATTCATGCACAATCTGTTAATAACTTCTCCACTTCCCGCAGGGCGCGAACGTGCATCCGTCCGCGCACATGGTCCTCGTTGTAGTGTATCTTTTCGGCAGTCTCTCTCCACGTTCTGCCGTTCACGTAATGTTCGATCAGCAGCGCCCGCAGCGCCGCATCCTGCACCTTAGCCGTAGTGCTGATAATCTCCGCCTTAATCAGCGCAAGTCGTTCCTGTTCTCTCTGTATCTTTTCGGACAGGGCAAGATATGCATCTGTCTTGTTTGCAGTCACGTCACCGCCGCCGCCCGGCGTGTCCTTGATCGTCGCCGTTGCGCTTGTCGCCCGTGTCCACGCTCTTACTCGTGCTTCTTCCAGCGCAGAGATTGACTTTTCAAGGTCAATCCCTCGTCTGAGCCATTCTTTAGTCGTCGTGCGCCACTACCTCCTCCATACCGTGCTGTGTATATCGCCTGCGGCGGCTGATTCTCGCCGCCTTGCGGATGCAACCCACACCCGGTTCACATCCGCGCGATTTCCCCGTGTCGATCAAATAATGGCACGCCCACAGCTTAGACCCTTGGCTTGTACCAAGTACCCGCCAGTATGCGCACCCAGCGCATTCGCTTTTCTTTCTCATTCCAGTGTAATGTCATGCTCCTTTAGTTCGTTTACCAGATCGTCAATGTCGATATAGCCCTTGCCGATACTGTCCGAAATGTAGTTGACCTCATCCCAAACACGCCTTAGGCGAACATATCCAAACCCTTCCTTGTCTCGCAGTGCCGTGAACAAAATCGCCCACGCAGAAGTGATTGCAATATCCATTGCTTCCTTCTTGGCCTTGTTCACATCAGCCAGCGTCGCAGGTCTCCGCCTCGGGTTGACCTTCTTTTTCTTCGCCATTTCCGTACCTCCAATTTTCATACCGTCGCATCTCGTCCAGATACTGCCGCATCTCCGCGCTATACCGCTTCACTCGTCCATCAGCAGCTTCGGGAGTCCGTATTTATTGAGCATCTCCATTTGGTGTTCCTGCTTTAAATCGTTTTTTAGACTTTCCAGCATATTTTCGCACATCTGGATACAATCATATAACTCCTGCGTCCGTGTCATGCCGTGCCCCGGTTTGAGCGTTAGCTCTGTTCCCGTCAGCAGGTTTGTGCTTGTAACGTTCATTCGCTTTCTTCCTTCTTCATCCGCTCCAACATATCAAGGTACTTCTGCGCCATCGCAGCCACCTGCACCGCCTCACAAGCGGCAGCGATAGCGCGCTGTTTAACTGCTTCCACATTGTCAGCAGTTGTATTGCGTTTCACGCTTCCCCACAAATAGCAGTTGATCTCGCCGTCGAGCTGATGCACTTCTTCTTCCAGTTCGTCGTATTCCTCACGCAGCACCGCCCACCCCTCATGCGGGCTATGTAACTGTGGGAACCGCTCATTTGCGCTTTCCAGCTCCTTTTCCACCAGCATCTTTACATCTTCACTTACTACGTTCATCGTTTTCCTCCTGCTCTGTAATCTCAAAATCGGCACAAAACTGCACGCTTGCAATCTCATTTGGAAAGCGGATCGCAGATAAATCAATTAAACCGTTACCGCCTGCACACCCTGTTTTCAGCGGCCCGATTTCAATTCTCTTCCCGTTCTTGCTCACCGCGTTCAATTTACGAACTTCTCCATCATCTTCTGAATCCGTTTCTTGTGGCACGCCGTGCATTCCTGATACGTCACTTCTTCCAGATCATCATTTACTTCTCCCCAGCGATATACCGCAATATCTTTGTGGCAAGTATCGCACACAGGAGCAACCTTCCAAACCTCCCGAACCATTTCGAACAGTTCATCCAGCTTTGCACATTCCCCGCCCATCTTCTTCGACAGCCGCAGCGCAGCAGCGCAAAGCTCTCCGAACGTACAAATCTCCGGCATATCGTCCAGCGGCAGCGCATCCAGTGCCATCATATCCGCATACTTAATCGCTTCATCAATCGTCATTTTTCTGTTCCTCCATTGCCGTAATCAGCCGGTTCAGATACCACCGTGCTTTCTTCAAATCCTCCACACCGTTCTTGCTGCGATGCCGCCAGAGGTACTTAAAAGCATTGCACAGACAAAAGTCCTTTACCGCCTCTGCGCCAAACGCCGTCTGCATTGCGTCGATGCACTCAATACCGCCGGACGTGTAGTGCGCCGGGCGGTTTACCGGGTCGGGCTTTACGTCCTCGCTGCGCTTTGCGGCCGTCTCGGCAATGGTGGGCGTGTCGTCAATCACCTCATAGCCCATGAGTTTTGCGTTCAGCCGTACGCGCCCCATATCTGCGTCCTCATACGCCCATATCATGCTCTGTCGCACATCGTCCGGGAATTTCAATTCCGCCTTTTCGCCATTAACAAATATCTTGCGATCCCCGAGGAAAAATGCGTCCACAGCGTCTTCGAAGCTCTCGTAAACCTTCCCGTCTTTCTTAAACTTCATCGTTGTTTTTCCTCCTGTTCCATGCCTTAATTACATTCTCAACCGCGTTCGTTTCGATGCGCTCGCCGTCAACCAAAATCCGTGTGGTTGCACCGCACTTAGGGCAAAGCACCCTTACGCCGTTGCTTACAAACAGGCGAGCTTTTCCTCCACAAAACGGGCAGGGTTTAAGCTCAATCATTGCTTGCCCTCCTGTTCCATGCTTCATGCGTTTCGTTATACGGGTCGCTTGACCATTTTGCCTTAAACTTAAAAGTGGTCCCACAACCTTTGCACTTTAAGTCCAATGTCATAATGTGCTTCCCGTAATTGCATAAGCCGCCATGCTCTTCAACTTCTCCACCGCAAAACGGGCAAGGTTTCAGTTCAATCATTGTCTGCACCTCCGTTCATCTCGGCCCCGCATACAGGGCAGTAATTCCAGTTGTTCAGGCGATACTCACTCTCTGTCAGTGCGCAGCCGCAGTTGGTGCACCTGACAGCTGTGGCACCACTCGGGAACGTATATCTCCCGGAATCGTCCCACCGCCCATGTACCACCGGCACAACATCAGCGGCAGGCAACGCCTTAATCCTCTCTGCGTACCAGCTCGGATAATGCGATTCCGTCGGTTCGCCCAAGATAGCGTGTAGCGCAGCTTCACGTTCGATATACTCAGCCATTCCTAACCCTCCCAAATCTCAATAAAGCTATCGTACATCGTTTTCCTCCCATTCCTCGCACCGGTCATCCTCCAACCGGAAATCCGCCCGGTGTTCGCTGTCTCCGTTGCAGCATACTCCGCAGAACGGCTCGTACCATTTGCAATTCATACACCGTCTATCCACGTCTGTCCCTCGCCTCCTTTTCGCTTTGCGCGCTTGAACGAATCGCGGAACTTGCGGTACGCCCGTGTGTACTCGTAGCTCTTTCCAAAGATCGCAATAGCAGCTTTGTATAACTGCGGCTCGTACTGCTTTACAATTTCTAAATCTTCCTCGAACCGGCTGTTGAATGGGCAACCACAGCAGCCTGTGCGCTTCATACCGTACACCTCGTAGCAATCCGAGTATCGCAAGCCGTAATGAGCTTTATACTGCGCTTTGTCCTCATCGCTCCAAAAGTAGAGGGGCATATACCGCGCAACGCCGGAATGATGCAGCGGTTCAAAGCAAGATGTATGCGCCATCGCTCTAATCCCACCCTCTGCCCGTCGTTCGCCGACAATACAGATTGTTGCATTACATTCTTTGAGAAATTCCGCAGAGCTATTTTTCTTCGCCCCGTTGCAGCATTTGTCCGAAATAGCAAATTCCGGAGGTGTACTAAGCATAAACTCTTTCATTCCGGTGTGTCGATAGATGGAAAATTTTGAACGTTCGCCGTTTTCGTCAGTCCACCATTTCAAGCCTGCTTTGCATCCCGTATACCTCTCGTTCAGCGCCTCGAACGATTCGTTTTCCCACCGGAAACCGTGTGCCTGCAAGTAGCTGATTTTCTGTGCGACTTCCTTGCTCAAGAACGGCACTCCATATTCCTTGCATCCTACCGGCACCGGCTTTTTCGCCTTGCGCCGCACAATCTCAATCCCGTACTTGGCTTCCAGATCGTCCAAATGCCGCAACGTAGCCCGGTATTCAATACCGGTGTCAAAGAACACATAAGTAACCTTGCGATTGCCTCTCACCCGTTCGAGCAGGTCAAGCATTACATCGCTGTCACTCCCGCCCGAAACGCTGCACACCGGATTTTTGTAACTGTTTAGCAGCAAATCCGCTTTCTTCATCGTGTTGCGGATTAACTCATTCTCCGGTGCAGCGTTCAAAACTGCTTCGTCAACCATTTACACAACCTCACCAAACGTCACTTGATCCTCGTCCTTCGGCTTGCACACTTCCTCGCAGTTGCGTGCCATCTGCGCGAAATAGCTCGGCTTCAGTT